TTATCTGCCGCGCGCCACCAGCGCGTCGTCGAGCTCCCGGTAGGCTTCCACCAGCTTATCGAGCGAAGCGCGATTCAGCCCGCTCGGGTTAGGCAGCACCCAAATTTCCGTCTTGCCGATTTTCAGCTTCTGTTTACCCCACTTCACACCGCGCTGGCTGAATGCCTGCTCATAGGCTTTTTTGCCCAGCACCGCGAGCGCATCTGGCTGGAAATCCTCGATTTTTTTAATGAGATTACGCCCGCCCTCATGCAATTCTTTTATGTCCACTTCGTTCGCCTGCACCGTCGGGCGTTCCACAAGTTTCGTGATGCCACAGCGTGTATCCAGCAAATGGCGCTCTTCTTCAGGCTTCAGCTGGCGATCCGTAAACCCGGCCAGATGAATAACCTTCCAGAAGCGATTACCCGGATGCGCAAAATGAAAGCCCGTATGCGCCGACGACTTTCCCGGATTGATCCCGCAAAAGACCACCCGCAGACCCGGCTCAAGAATATCGTTAATCATGTCCTCTCCTGTTAACTCTCGGATCTGTAAAGTATAAAGCCTTACGCCGCGGCTGCTTACAAATTCAGCAGCCGCGACACCGAGACTGGATTGGCGTCGCCAGTTACTTTATAATCCAGCGCCACGGCCCCTTAGCTCAGTGGTTAGAGCAGGCGACTCATAATCGCTTGGTCGTTGGTTCAAACCCAACAGGGGCCACCAAATTTTAGCTGTAAAATCATATATTTAAGCCACCTCGCAAGGGTGGCTTTTTTGTTGCCATGTTTTTGAGTGGCGATAAAGTGGCGGTGGATTTTTTTACTGGCTCTTTACTGAAGGCATAAAAAAACCCGCGCGCGGCGGGTAATTTATCAGAGCCATAATGGATGTTGACCACCCACAACAGGATGAGGTGGTGCAGGCATTACTGTTCCGGGTGTAACGATAAAGCGCTCTATGGACTCCATCGTAACAAATGTGCAGCTACAGTTTATATTAGTGCATTGATGATAACGCTCTTTGGTATTACTGCTGAGATAGCGACTGGTGCGCGCATGCGCCGCGTGCTGGCATTTTGGACAATGGAACATGTTACGCCTCTTGATTCCCAAAAAGTGAATAAATGATACTCAATATTTCACTTTTTGAGAATTAAATTATTCTATATCTGCATCTGCGTCATATTCCACATCTGACAGCTTTACCTCCAGTTCCAGCGCTGTAACAAAACCGCTGTTATTCAGCGAATGCGTTACCTTTGTGATCGTCCAGTCCTGCTCGTCTATGATGCGCTTAAAGCCGCTCACCTTTGCCGGCGTTTCCGGGTAAAGCTCGGCGCGGCCGCGCGCCAGAGTGATGGAAAACTCCGCCACGCCGCGCTGTAACTTATCCCACTTCGCCTGGGCTGCACGCATCGCCTGGGCTTTTGAGGCGTAAGTTGTCGTCAGTACAAACACGTTATCCGCTTCGCCGGCCATGTATTCCCCTTCTCTGGCCTCCGGCTCTTTCTTCTCCTTTTTCTTCTTCGTGGCTTTCGGATGCTCCAGCGCGCGCAGGTGTTTAATCTTTGGCTTGCGTTTTACCTTTACCTCTTTGGGCTTCGGGTCTTTGGTGTGCAACCATTTCGCGGTGACGCCGGTATAGGCCCCACGGTCAGCGATGGCGAACTGATGACGGTCGCCGTCGCTGCGAGTGATGGTGATTTGCGGGATCGCCTTACCGCCTGCCGTCATGCCGGCACCGGCTTTAATGAACATCAGCACGCCGGCTTTTATCGCCACCTCGGCGCCGTTGCGCTCTGCAAGCCGGGTCAGGAATTTGGCGTCGCTCTCCTGCGCCTGGTCGATATGCGACAACGGAATGCGCGCCAGCTCAGGCGCTATCCTGGCCTTCAGTTTGTTGCGTGTGGCGATGGTTTCCACCACGGCGCCGAGCGTGGTGTCGTGGTAGGACTCCTCCCGGCGTGAGTTAAGCGTGCCGCGAAAATCCGCGCTGCGCGCCCGGATGGTCAGGGTATCCGGCGCGCCCCGGTGTTCGATTTCATCGACGGTAAAATCGCCTTTCCCGATAAGCGCTTCGCCCTGCCAGCCCATGAACAGCGTCAGCACCGCGCCCCGGATCGGCAGCTCAAGCTGGCCGTCGGCGTCGTCGAGCTCAATATCGAGCTGGTCAGCCTCAAAGCCACGGTTATCGGTCAGCGTCAGGCTCAGAAGCCGCTCACTGATAACCGTCGTGATATCTTTCGCGTTAATCCTCAGCATAAAAGCCGGCGTCATACCTGCGCCTGCACCGTTGTAAAAATCGGACAGCATCAGAAAAAACCTCCCGCCACCGTTTTCACTTTCTGCAGGGTATCGCCCGCCTTACCGACTAACTCCTGCGCCTGCTGACTCAGGTCGCCATAAAGCGCGGCGAGTGAATCATCGACGCGTGTCAGCGTCAGGACGAAGTCAATTTTTCGCGGCGAGCCGTCAGAAAAAAACGCGGTGCCGGTCGTCTCCACGCTGTTAATCACAAACAGCCCGTAAATAACGCCGGTGCCGTCCATCAGCGGCCAGGCTTTGCCTTCTTCCGCCATCAGCTCGACCGCCTTCAGTGACAGCTTGCCGCCGGTGATTTCCGGGTAAAGCGTGCCGTTCAGCGTGATTTTCTCCTCCTCCACGCCGAGGAACTGAAAAGAGGGCCGCCGGCCAATGCGACTGTTGGACGGCCACCGGTAATCGACCGACCGCTGCATACTCTGATAAGGCAGCGTCTGTCGCATAAATACAAACATCCCGAGCACAAGCATCATCGTGCAGTCTCCTTAACCGTCATGGCCCATACTGGCGCGGCTGCGTGCGCGCTTCTCCCGTTCGATACGCTCCAGCTCCTCGCGCATCTGCTGGGCAAGAGGCGCGCCGCCGGCACCCGCACCGCCGGCTACAGAAATGTTGTAGTGGTTGCGGCTCTGGTCGATATAAGAACGCCCGCCCGCCGCGCTGACCGGCTGATAAGCCTGATAGGCCGGTGACTGGCCGAACATGCCAGCCGACACATGTGCCGCCGCGGCACCACTCATACCGCCTGCACGCGAGGCGACCGCATTTGCCTTTTCGGCTCTGGCATCGAGCGCGTCGGATTCCTTGTTAACGATGCCGAGCTTTTCCAGCACCCACGTAATGCCCTCGCGCAGCTTGTTAAAAGCTTTGAGCGGCAGCAGCAGCGCATCGGCGAGCCCCTTACCGAAGCGCTCACCGGCGCTGCGGCAGTTGTCGAGCGTTTCCTTACTCGACTGCACTGGCTCGATAAGGTTTTTAAACCACTGCCACACCGCCTGGAGCTTTTCACCGAGCCAGGTGAATACCGGTTTGAACGGCGCGAACAGCTCGCCCACCGGCCCGAATGCTGCGCGCAGGCCGTCCATCACACCGCCGAAAAAGGCGCTAATGGGTTGCCAGTATTTACGGATCAGGAGCGCGCCGGCGACGATGGCCGCCACCACGGCCACAATCGGCCAGGTGAGCGCACCAATGGCGGTGGCAATCGCGCCCCCGACGGCGGTGAAGATAGTGCCGAGACTGCCGGCCACCGCGATGATCGCGTTTATCCCGGTAATAACCGGCCAGGCAACAAGCCCGATGGCCCCCACGACGCCGATCACGGCGGTTGCCACACCGGCAATCGTGGTCAAGGTGCCTGCCAGTGCCTTGTTGTCTTTAATCCAGTTATCGAGGCGCAGCACGTAACGGGTCGCGGTCTGCACCAGTTTGCGCAGTGAGCTTTCCTGCTGGTCGAAAAGGTCTGTGCCGACCGCCTCATAGGCCGACTGAAACTCTTTAAAATCGCCGCCGAGGTTGCTTTGCATGACTTTTACCAGCTCCTCGGTTTTACCGTCAGAAGCCTTAAACGCCGCCGTCAGGGCATCAAGCCTGCCGCTGGTTGCCGCCTGCATCAGTACAGCAGCCGATGAGCTGGCTTCTTCGCCAAAGATGGTTTTCAGATACTCACCGCGCTGCGCCGTACCGAGCCCATGCTTTTCAAAGCTGGTCTGAATTTCTCTCAGGATGCTAAACAGCGGGCGCATGTTGCCTTTGCTGTCGGCAGTACTGACTTTCAGCTCTTTGAGTGCATCAAACGCTTCGCCGGTCGGCGCCTGTAACCGCGTGATAACGGCGCGACTACCGGTGCCCGCCATCGATCCGGTGATTTTGTTATCGTGCAACGCACCAACCATGGCGGCGGTCTGCTCAAGGCTGACGCCGGCAATTTTTGCCACCGGGGCGACGTAGGTCAGGGAGTCGTTCAGCCCGTCAAAGTCGGTGGCGGTTTTGTTCATCGTCATTGAGAGCACGTCGCCGATGTGTGTTATCTGGTCATTCGTTAGCTGAAACGCGGCTTTCATGCCGGTAAGCAGCGCGGCGTTCTCCTCCATTGTGCGACGGTTGGCAAGCGACATGTTCAGCGTGGCGGGCGTCGCCGCGAGGATCGCGTTTTTATCCCCGCCGGATTTAGCGATAACGATTTGCGCGGCCGCCGCATCATCCGCCGAGGCGGCGGTGTTGTCGCCGAGCTGGCGCGCCTGGTTGCGCAGCGCCTGCATTTCCGCAGACTGCTTTTCTACGCCGAGCACGGCCTCTAACTCGGAGTTTTTCTGCGCAAACTCATAGCCGGGGCGCATCAGCGCCGTGCCGGCCACAATGACGGTCGTCGCCATCCCCACGGCAGCGGCACCGGCACCGGCGGCACTGCCGGCAAGCTCCTTGCCTTTCTGGTAGCGCGCCTTGACCGCGTTCAGCTTTTCCTGCTGCGCACTGACGTGGGCAAGCGCCTCGCGCTGCCTGGCAAGCTGCGCCGTGGTTTCGCTGATGCTGGTTTTAAGACGCTGCTCACCGGCGGCCAGGTTGCGGGTGCTGATCCCGGCTTTCCCGAGCTCGTCTTTCTGGCGCGCAATCGACTGGCTCAGGCTGTTGTATTTGGCCTGGAGCGACTCCGCCGCGCGTTTCGCGGATTCCATCGCCCGGCCCTGCGCCAGCGTCGGCTTTTCGGTGTTCCTGAACTGCGTCGCCAGCGCTTCCGCCTTCGCTTTCTGCAGCGACTGCCCGGTCACCGCCAGCTGCGCGCTGGCCTTGCGAAAGCCGTCAATTTTCCCGGCCTGCGCGTTAAGCTCGCGCAGGGTTTTCTGCGTGCCGCGAATTTCACCCGAGAGCGCTTTGCTCGCCGTCTCGATGTGCTTAAACGGGCGCGTCGCCTGGTCTACCGCCTTCAGAAAGACCTGTAGCTTTACGTTTTCACTCATTCATGTTTCCGCTTCGCTGGAGCGCCTTTTCGCGCCATGTGATGAGCTCGGACACGCTCAGGGAAAAGAGCTCTGACAGCGGCCAGTGAAAAATCACCGCGATATCCGCTATCAGATCGTCCGTCGAAAAATGTTCCGGGAACGTCAGGCTTCCGAAGTCGGCGACAAAAAACCGACAACCTTCCCGGCGAGCGCCATCAGGTCGGGCAGCTCCAGCGCGATCACTTCCTGCTCGGTGAGGTTCGGGTAGGTCATACGCGGCAGCACCTTAATCAACGCATCCACTTCACAGGTTGCCAGCGCGGCCAGCCCCACGCCGCGCAGCGTGCCGGCATTGGGTTTGATAACGGTAATGGTGCTGATTTCCTGCTCGCCACGTTTAACCGGGTTTACCAGGGTGACGGTGTTTTCATTAGTTTGAGTCATGACGTTCTCGCTTTATGGATAGGTTAAAAGAGCCGGCCAGCAGAGGCTGACCGGGTTACATCAGGCCAGCCCGATATTGCGGCGGTGCTGCTCCAGACGGTCGACGCCGTTCACCTTCTCCACCATGTTCACGGTGTCGATTTCAACAAGCTCCTTGCCGTTCATTGTGAGTTTGAAATAGGTGCACTGCGTGCTGATTTTGGTTTCGGTGTCTTCGCCCTGTTTGCCCTCGCCGCTGTCGATTTCCTTGTGACGGCCACGCATCACCACCTCAACGGCCACCGTTTCGCCGGTGTCGTCGCGCTGATAGGAGCCGGCAAAACGCAGGGCCACCGAGTCAGCACCGGCGGCGCCGTACTGCGACCAGATGGACTCATCGGGAAAGCCGCCGAGCGTCCACTCCATCGAGAGCGCGTCGTCATCGAGACCGAAATCAACCGGGGCGCTGCCGTTCATGCCGGCGCCGCGATAGTTTTCAAGCTTGCGGGTCAGCTTCGGCAGGGTGACCGACTTCACGACGCCGAGATAGCTTAGGCCGTCGTTAAACAGGTTCATGTATTTGAGCTTGCGCGGAAGTGCCATGTGCTTTTGCTCCTTAAGCGTTAGCCACTGACGAAATCAGATTCGCCAGGTATTTGTCAGTGATGCGCTGGCGCAGCGTCAGGTTGTCCAGCGGCGGGACCGGCGTGTAGTCGTAGTCAAGCAGCAACTTGCCGGCCTTCAGAGTCTCTTTGTCGTTCGCCGACTCATCCACCCAGCACTGCGCGTCGACGATATAGCCGGCGGTTTTCAGCTCGCGGAATTTGGCATTAATGCCGTCCACGATGTCGCGGATAAGCGTCGGCGTGACCGGCTTATCCATCGCCCACATATGCGCCTCAGCGATGGTGTCGGCGAGCACCTGCGCGGTGCGGGTGTAGTTCTCAAACAGGAACAGCGGATCGTCTGAACAGCAGCGGTTACCCCAGAAGCGGAAACCGTCTTTGCGGATAAGCGTTGTCACGCCGGCCTGGTTCAGCAGGTCGGCATCGGTGCCGGGCTCCTGCAAATCCCAGAACACCGAGGCGCTGATGCCGGTCACGCCGTTAACGGCGACGTTGGAGAGGGTTTTATGCCAGCCCGTTTCCTGGTCGATTCTGGCGCGCAGGCCGAGCGCGCGCGCCGTGGCGAAGGCGGTATCGCTGGCGCTGGTTGAGGTGTTCCAGGCGATAAAGTCCGGCCAGATGAGCATCAGCTCGCGCTGGCCGAAGTTTTTACGGTAGGCGATAACGTCAGAGACAGTTTTACAACCCCATGCGCTGACATAGCCGAACGCGCGCAGCTTCTGACAGACAGACGCAAGCGCGACCGCCACCTCCAGCGTGTCGAAACCCGGCACGCCGAGAATGCGCGGCTTGACGCCGGTCACCGCCTCGGCGGTCAGCAGCGCTTTCATGCCGGTGAGCTGGCCGTTTTCATCCGTGCCGCCGATGATGTTCGAGACGGTCTGTGTGAGCGCCTCCTCGCTGTCACCGGTGCCTTCAGCCACGCGCACGACGACGGTGACGGGCTTCGCCTGGTCGGCGATGGCCTGAAGGGCGGTGGCCAGCGTGCCTTTTTTGCCGGCTTTGGCGATGGCGCTCTGCACGTTGGTGATCAGTACCGGCACATTGAGGGGAAAGGTGGCGGCGTCGGCATCGCTGGCCGTACAGACCATGCCGACAATCGCCGTGGAAACAGTGGAAATGACGCGCGTGCCGTCGTTGACTTCGACGACCTGAACGCCGTGATGGTAATCACTCATCCGGTTAACTCCGTGGGGGTTAGGGGTGAGTGTTATTTTCAGGCCCGCCGGGGTGGCGGGCTATTAATGCGGGTTGGGAGGCGTCTGGTACAACGTTTGATCAAGCAATGGCATAGTTAAATTGCCCAGAGCCTATTATTAGATCAGCGTTTTTTTCTTTTCCCCTTATGCTGTTGCCGTTGTTTCTGCGCTGCAATAGCGCGTGCCCTCTCCATTTCTTTATTAAGCAGTTCGGATGCTTCGGCAGCCTTTTGGTAAAAATCATTTGAAGCCGGAAGATTTTTTATTAAAGACAGTAAAACTGGTGAAGCCTCCATTCGTCCTTTCTTCATGAAAAACGCAATCTGCTTATTACCTACATATAAACAAATCGAGAAGCACAACACAGTTATTTGCATCCATAAAGACTGGCTAAAGTTATAATTACCATTTGCAATCTGTACCAGCCATGAGAAAAAGTATACTGAAGACCCCAGGCACACTAAACAAAACATCACCACAAACTTCCTGGGAAAGGAAAGATGCCCTACTCTATAAGTAAACATTTTGACTATTGAAACATGTGCATAAAAAGCAAAACTTAACCCGGCCATGCCAATTTCGATAGTGGAATTAGTAAAGGAGTAATCTGTTTGGGTGTATATCACAAAAAGAATTAAAGTCAGCGGAATAAGATATATAAAATCAGCCCTTATTTCTTTATAAAACTCCTCCATGTAAGATGAGCTTCTTCCTGAGAGCGCCATAAAGAAGTCATACATATAAATCAATGCTACAGTCCATGTGGCAGAAGGGAGTGTATACTTATACATTCCAACCAATGCATTCACTATTGACGTAAAGAAATCGCCCTTAAGGGCGTTAAACGGATCAGCCTCAGGAAAAACCATTGCAGCCCAAATACTAGAAATAGCCGTAACCAATACAATTGAAATTATTATACCTTGTGATTGTTTCATTACTGCCAGCGCTCCTTTTCAAATGACAAACACTTAATCATTTATCAAAGTCCATTACCAACATTTTCGATATTATGTCTTCAGCGAAACAATCACAGAGAGATAAAAAAATTAAACAGGAGCTTCAGGCCATGTAATTTCTGACGCTTCGCTGGTATCAATGCGGTTAAGCAGCACGCGGTACTGTAACCACTCAGTTAACCGCATCTTTTCCTCGTCTGTCGCTATGCCGAGATTTACCGCATCCTGAAGCGGGGCAATCGCATCACCCGCCGCCCTCATCAGCGCGGTCTTTTTACTGGCGGCCAGCGCGTTCAGCGTTTCCGGGTCGGGCTGTGGCGGATCGGCAAGTACCGGCTGCCCGTACTCGTTTGACGTGATAACTTTGCCTCCGGTCTGGGATTCCAGAAGGTACTGATACCAGCTTACTGATACCTCCCGCGCATCATCAGGCCAGCACTGTTGTTGCTCGTAATCGGCCCGCATCTGCTCAGGATAAAAACCGTTAGTTGTGGCGCTAAAAAATACTTTCATCTCATCGACCTATAGCCATCCAGCCCACGGTATTACGTTGCGAGGCCACAATCACAAATCCTGTCGTGGATGTGCTCAATGCCCCCGTATCGCCGTAAGTGCCGCTGTTAACGTTCAGAGACAGCGACGGAACAATACTGAATGCCACCGGGAACGTAACACCCTGCCCGCTGGTCGTTACGGCGACCTTGCCATACTGGATTAGCGTCCCCGTGCTGGTATCCCTGAACCATCCGTTCTCTCCAAGCGAGGCGCTGTTGATTTTCTGAAAGCGCGCATCAGATTCTGCTTTCGTGTAAGCCTGCCCCGCCGGGGTGTAACTGCCTTTGGGCTGGTAGCGCGCGTCACCCTCTGCTTTGGTATATGCCCCCACGTTCCCGGCAGGAATGGCGATATCTGCCGTACCGTCAAACGCCACACCGGCAATTTTGCGCGCGGTGGCCAGCCTGCTGGCCGCAACGGCAGTACCACCCGCCGGCAGGGCACCCACTTCCGCCGCCGTGGGCTTATTGGCTTCGTCGTACTGCTGCGCCCAGGCTGACCAGGTACCGTTAAACGCCGTGCGGATATACGCGCGGGAATGGTTATAAATCCGGTAAATCTGCGTAATACCGGCGTGCTTATAGACCTCAAGCGAACCCGCGACCGGCTCCGGGTAATTCTTCCCGTTAGCCGCCTGCGAATTAGCAAGCTGGTAATACAGCCCCGGCACGGTGTACGCGTTCAGGTCTGCCGCGCTGCCGATGCTGACCGACTGCCCGTTAAAAATATCCTGCGCGGTAATGGTGATATCTTCGCTCAGGGCGCGACCGTTAACCGTGCGCCCCGACGGTACGCGGCCACTGGCGTTGTCATTAGCCGCCTTGACGGCCTTTGCCGTTGCCGCCAGCGTTTCTGAGCTGCTGTCGGTCGCGCTTGTGAGCTGAACCAGCCCTTTTTGCGTCGTGGAAGCGTCCTGCGCCGTGTATTTCCCTTTCGCCATGTCATATGCCGACTTCACCGCTTTGGGCGTGGCGGCCAGCGTTTCGGAGGTGCTGTCGGTAGCGCTGCTTAGCTGTACGAAACCTTTCGCGGTCAGCGTGCCGTCAGGGTGTCGGCGGGATTGTTCATGATCCGCGAGCTTTTCATCGACATAATTCTGCGTCGCGATGACCGTGGTGCTGTCTATCGTCAGCTCAACCGATGCCACGTCCGACAAAATGATGACCATGCGTAAAGTCTGCGCGCGACCAGACCCTTCCTCGAGTTTTGGCTTGTAACTTTCCGCCATGTTACCGACAGCGACGAGCACACCGGTATCATCATAGAGCCCCATTTCACGCAGCCAGAAACCGCCCGTTTCAGGCGGAATGACCAGTTCGGCCACCACGTAATTTTTATGTTTGTTGTCCTGGCTGATTTTATTCAGCGCATGGCGCCAGACTTCATTAACAAGTTTCGTCTGTGACGGTGCCGGCTGCGGCAGTGAGCCGGCGCCATCTCCCACGGCCATTGCGGTAATGTTGACTTTCTTACCCCCCGGCGTCAGGGCGGCGGCGAACTTCGCCGCGCCCGCCGTCGTGACTACGGTTTTATATTTTGTGGTCATACGCTGCTCGCTTCCCCCGGATAAACAGTAATGATATCGCCGTCATAGCTCAGGCCGGCGGTGTAGAGATACCCCGCAACATCCTGAATAATATTCAGGCTGATGAGGTGGCGACTGGCTGGCTTTGCATCTGCGATAAGCCGCTCCATTTCAAGAAACATCTCTTCGGTGATGCCGGTTTCGAGCACACCGATATCAAGGCGAAAGGTGCCCGGCGGATCGTTGTTTTCCCACCATTCCGTCACGTTAATGACGTAACCGAGAGGCTCAACCACACGCCGCACCGCGCCTATGGTGCCTTTGTGACAGTGGATGTAATAGGCGCTGCGGATAACGTCGCGCTTTGTCTCTTCAGGCCAGCTCTCATCCCACCGGTCAACAGAAAAGGCCCACGCAAGCCAGGGTAACAGGCTGGCAGGGCAGGTTTCTGTATCCCACAGACGGCGCAGCGGGGCCGGCGTGTTCCCGATATCCGCACAGGCCCGCGCCGCTGCCGCCTCAAGCGGTGAGGAGCCCACCGGCATTAAACGCGCATCACTCATCGGAGCCTCCGACAGTGATTTGATAACTGGTACAGAAAGAGGCCTGCGTTTTATCGAGCACAACGTCGGCGACAGGTGCGGCAAGCTCCACACGCTGCACACCTTCAACATGCAGGGCGGCGAAAATAGCCGAGCGGCGGATATCACGCCCTATACGGTGCTGCGCGCTGATATAAGCTTGAAGCCTGGTTTCGGCCGCTGCCCGCACAGGCTCGATTTCAGGGCCGGGATAAAGGTAAAGCGTCGCAACAATCTGATAGTCAACGATAGAGGCCGACTGCACGGTCAGACGATCAGCCACCGGCCGGACATCTTCATCATTGAGCGCATTACGCACGACGGTCAGCAGTTCCTCAGAGGCTTTTCCGTTATCCTCGCGCGACAGCACTGACACCGTGACGCAGGCGGGCTGCGGGCTTATTACCGCGATATCTGCGACGCGCCCGTCGGCGCTGCGGCCGTGGTACTCATACGCGCCCGTTGAACCGGCCACGCTTAATCCTTCAAGCGCCTGCTGAATACGCAGCCTGAAATCCGCATCGGATTCCATAACGGCCATGACAGGCGGCATAGCTGTTTCGTCGGCTGGCATGATAACGAGGCGACTCACGCCGAAATTACCGCCGAGCACATCCAGATCGCGGCCCGTGGCATACGCCAGCATGACCGCTTTTGCCGCCTCGTTAACCCGCTGGCGCCAGATAACCTCGCGGTAGGCATTTTCCTGAAGCAGCTTCACAACAGGCTCAGATTCCAGCGCCAGCGTGCGCGCGACGGCGGCCTGCTCCTCCTCGGGATACAGCGAAATCAGCGTCGCCTTTCGCTCGGCAAGAATGGTTTCAAAATCGAGCTCCTCGACCACATCGGGGGCGGGTAGCTGGCTCAGGTCAATGGTCGGCATGGTTATCAGCTCACAGGAATGGTTAAGGAAATATCGCCGCCAGTGTCGGTGCGCTGGCCGCTGATTTCCACGACCATTTCACCATTAAAGCGGGTTTCAAAAGTGAGTCCGGTCAGGCGTATGCGCGGCTCCCACTTCAGGATCGCCATGTAGCACGCCGACATAATTTGCAGGCGCAGCGCCTGGTTTTGTGGCTGGTCAATCAGCATCGACAGCAGCGAGCCGTAATCGCGGCGCATCACGCGCGAGCCGACCGGCGTCGTGAGAATGTCGCGAATGCTCTGGCTGATGTGCGCCGCATCGGTGAGCGTCATGCCGGTGTCGCGGCTCATGCCACTGTAACGGGCTGTCATTTCGTTCCCTCCGTCCAGCTTCCGCCGCGCTGAACGCCGCCGTGACTGTGCTCGTCGACCTGCACGCCGTTGGACGTGAGCGCACCGCCGCTGTGCTGGATATTGCCTTTCATCGTGCCGCCCTTCTGCACCTCAAGGGTGCCGGTGATGAGTTTGTTGGTGCACACCACTTCCGGCGTATCGAGAGTGATACGTGTGGAGGCGGTAACGGTAACGACCGGCACGGTCACGGTTGCGGATTTCGCCGCGCTGATGCTGGCCGTCTGAATGCCGGAAACCTTAAGCGCACCGCTTGCGGGCTCGTACTCAATAACTGCCCCGTCAGGAAAGGCGAGGTGAACGGCGTCAGCGGAGGCCGACGGCGGCGGGTTGTCGTCAGAGAAAATGCCCGGCAGCACAAACGCGGTATCGAGCTCGCCGCCCACGGCGAGGATAAGCACCTGCTCACCGACCGAGGGCGCCCACCAGGTGCGCGAACGCCCGGCGCGATGGGTAAGCCACTGCAACCAGTCGGTCACGTTTTTCCCGGTCTGCACGCGACAGCACCCCGCGTCGGTGTCCACCGAAACGATGACGCCGGTGCGGATCATGTTGCGCAGCAGGCGGGCAAGTTCACTGAAGGAGTTAAGAGTGTTCATGAAGGGGAAGGATGCCGCCGGCATGGGCCAGCGGCAACGCGGGAAGGTTTTTTCACGAGCTACACAACATTAGTTAAGCGCATAATGTAAGGTATTATTAGTTGCCAGAAATGGTTAAAAACACAGAGGTGACAGTGAATAACTCAGAAAAAGCAAAAACAGTTCAAGAAGAAATGCGCCCCTTTATTAGTTTGTGGACCAAACTAAGTCCTGAATTTAAAAAAAACGTTAAGCAATATTTAATGTTATTTCGATACCAGTGGCTAAGCGCCAGCTCTGACAATGAGGCGACAATCTATAGCAAACAATTTCTTTTGAATGTTCATGAAAACTGGAAAGAACTGCAAAAGATAATTTCTTATGAGGTGATAGACAGACTTGAAGAAATAAGCAACTTAAAAGAAAAAGTTAGCGAGTTGCACAAGCAGAAAAAAAGTAAGGAAAAACATGAGAGCAACTTAAAAATCAAACACCTTGAACTTGAAATAAGGATTCTTCGGCGTTTTATTGATGCCATGCTTTGGATGGTATTTGATAGACAGCATTCAACTGTACGTCGCCTTCCGCTGCCAAACGGCAATGACAACCTATCTAAAAACAATATAATAGACAGTATGATTGCTGCAAATATTATAAATCAAGATTCACATTCAATGGCGATAGTATCTGATTTATCCACCTTTGTACATGCAAGCGACATCGTTAGGGTAGACCTTGATAAGGGAGTAAGTTTCATAGAAGTAAAATCAGGAGTAAAAAACATAAATATTTCCAAGGTTGCTAAACAAGTAATTGAATTGAAAAATGACGTGCTTGAGGAATCTTTTCTTAAAGGAATAGAGAACAAGGATCGTAAACATTATGAACGCACAAAAAAACAATGGCAGCGCTTGCATGGCATAAGGGACACTCTTATTACAGGTAAGGGTCATGATTATTATACCAATAAAGAAGTAGAGATAATCGAGTCCAACTTACTAGGCGAATATTATATAGACAGCCTGATTAAATGTTGGGCATCAATAAAAAGCGGACGTAAATTTGGCATTGATGTCATTGATAACTGCATATATATAGGCGTCTATGATAACCCTAAAAACGCACATTTAGCATTTACACACTGGATGAAAGGCACTGACTTTAACGGTAAGGTTTATAATATTTGCGACAGCTTTATTGACTACTTTGTGCAACCTTTTTTTACGCTACCTCTCCCAATTGAAATGCAAAAAGATATTATCAATGGTGACATCATAATTGTTCTATGTTTAGACAATGAAAAGTTCATGGAGTTTGGGAATATGAAACACCCCAATTTATTCCACCTTATCAAGCCATCAGAGCCTAACCCTGACAGGGATGATTACATGATGGTTGGCAAAAAAGCTATATGTATATATGAAAACGCCGAGCCTGTTTTTTTGGGAGGAGGCCTAACTAAACGCATTATATTCGACCTGCAAAAACCTGAGAGCGTAATACAATGGAATTATCAAGGCAGTGATAGCCATAAGAATTGAATGAGCCCACCATCTATTTTATAAATGGTGGAATCGTTTTGTTTACGGTTTATTTTTAAATCACTTACATAAAATGATTTTCAATTATTTCCTCGACCGCCTGCCGGTCGCCCTCATCAAACCCGAGCAGCGGGCGCGCCGGATACTGAACCGCCCTGCCGTTGCGGCCAGGCTTATCTTTCATGCCGTACTGATGCACCCGCGCGATGCGCTGCACCTTACCGGTAAATTCCACCACGGCGGCATCGCTGCTGCCGGTAGCTTTCATAAAGCGGTTGGTGCGAAGCTTCACGAACATTTCGCGTTTCACCCTCCCTTTTTTGGAGCGGGCGGGCTGTTCCCGGCGCGGCGTGTAGGCGCTGCCGTCCGGGGCTTTCTGCGCCTTAATGCGCTGCTGCTGCCGGGTGCGCAGCGTCTTCGCGATATCCTGCGCCATCCGGCGCCGGCCCGCCGGTGACATGGCGGCAATCAGCGCGGAAAGCCGCTTTTCAAACGGGCTGAAATCACTCATGCCAGCGACTCACAAATTCACCGTTGATATAAAGCTCAACCGGACGCGTGACCGGCTCCGGCGGTGGCGGCTCGGGTATGTCCGTGACATACAGCGCACCGTCCGACTCTTTAACCAGCGTGCGCTCGCTGATTAACAGGCTGATGCTGACGTCGACGCTGCTGTCGTTATTGATATCCGCATACCAGGTGAAACCTTTTTTCATGCCGTCGTCCGTGGTCATGATATCGGGCTGATTTTCCCGTAACCACGCTGCCACCGGCACAAGCAGCAGGTTAATATCGCCGGTGTAATCGGTCACGACCACATTCAGCGTGTAGCGGTTTTCAAACGACAGCGAGGCGGCGAGCGTGGCGGCAATCTGGCCGTTGTCGATAAACAGGCGCAGCATATCCGGGTTAGTACGCAGCACCGGCAGCGCATCAGTCAGGGCTTTTCGCAGGCTATCGGGCTTTTTCATCAGTTTCATCCTGGCAGTGTTTCACGGCTTCCACCTGAAGCGCGCAGCTCTCCAGCGCGCGCTCCAGGCGACGAATATCCGCACTCAGATCGCCGTTAGTGACCGGGTCGCTGCCCGGCATCGGGCACAGGCTGACTTTCGGGCAGGCGTTGTAAACAGTGACCGGCAGAGGCGCAGGCGGGGCGTTGGTGCACCCGGCGCACAGCGTCAGGCAAATCAGTGCGATACCAGCGGCGAAATTCGTCGTTTTCATTGAGTAACCTCGTGATGGTCTGTTCCTGTCGCTGCGCCTCCTCGCGCGCGGCGTCGAGCTGGCCGCGCAGCGTCACCTGCGCCCTCTCGTTGTTATCCGCCAGGCTGACGGCCATGCTGAGCTGATTTTTCAGCATCCCAATTTGTGTTTTCTGCCCGTCGGCCACGCGGTTAGCCTTTTCAAAGCTTCGCGCGAGCGTGCTGTTTTCCCGCCCCAGCCAGACCAGACCGGCGAGCGCCAGCAGAAGTAATACGATCAGCGTTTTCATGATGCTCCTTTCAGGCACAGCGCCCGCTCCCGGGCGCGACGGTTTGCCAGCCCGGCGTTACGCACGCCGTTGACATACACCCAGCGAGCGAGCTGGTCGCACGCCTGCGCCCACTTTTTCGCGTTGATAAACCCCATCAACGTTGACCGGCAGGCCGCGCCGGTGCCGACGTTAAAAGAAAAACTGACCACCGCGTCATAAACCGGCTGCGGCATGGCGACCGGCGCGCAGACCGCGAGCGCTTTCTCCACTTTCAGCACGTCGGCAACCAGATTCACGGCGGCTTCGCGTTCGGTGATATCCCGCGTCGGCACCACCCCCGCCGTGTGACCGATGCCCGACGTCCAGACGCCGGCGCTGCACTGGTAGGGCTTGAGGCGGCACCCCTCCAGATCGCCAATCAGCGCGAGCCCCTGCGGCGAGGTATGCAGGCGCCCGTAATCGGGCAGCAGCGCGACCAGCGCCAGCACGGCGCCCACGGCACAGCGTTTAACGACTGAGTTCACGGATAACCTCCTCTTTGCTTGCGCGCGTGGTGAGGAACAGCATCGCCTGGCGCCGGTAATACCAGTTCACAACCACAGTGACGGCGACGCCGCACATGCCGAAATAGGCGGCGACGTCCTGCGGCGTCATGGCACCGAAAAAGGCCAGCAGGACAGAGAGCCAGTAGGCTAAAAAGGTGCTGATTTTTTCCATGGTTAATCCCATAAGTTGATGCTCTCAGCGGCGGGCGCCGGCGCGATATCGGGCAGCTCGGTGCCGTGCCGTGGGGCAGCACGGCACCGAGCTCGGCAAGGCCCGGATTGGCAGTCAGCACCGTCTCGACAACCCCCTCCGTGCGCCCGTAATGGCGCGCGCAGATCGCATCGAGCGTGTCGCCCTGTAACGCGAAGGTTTTCATCAGATTTGCCCTATGATGCAGTGCGGCCTGTCCTGAAGGCGGGCCACTGACCAGCGCATATCCCGCCACAGTTCATCGACCGTACTGTCGATGCTGTCGGCCTTTTTATCCCCTTTACCGCTGGCGTCGGCGCCGCGATAGCGCCCGAAAAGCGAGGCGGTCGCCATCGCACTGACGGCACGCAGATACAGGAATATCCGCACGCTCTCGCCGTCGAGCACATCCGCCGGCACGTCAGCAAGACGCTTGAAGCCTGCGGCCTGCTGCGTACGGCGGTATTCCGTCAGCTCGGCGTTGGTTTCAGCGATGCCGGCACAGATGGCCTCGCGAACGCGCGCCGGCGAAAAGGTCTGTTCAAGGCGCATCAGCTCGCGAACCCGCTTCGGCTCCACGTCCGGGAAAAACGGGGTGTTCTTAATCACCGGCTCATCACCGGGCGGTGTGAGGTCTGCCGGCCCGCCAGGCTGCTCCTCGCCGCTGATAATCCGCATCATTACTTTCTCCTGTCAGGATGGGCGGTGGACGCCGGTCGCAGACCGGGTAAAACCCGCATTGACCGGCGTGCCGCCCTGGCGCGTGGCGCATTCTGTTAAACGGCGTTTTTCCTCGGGCGACCGCGTTTTGCGGGCGTCGCGGATCGCGTTGTCTTTTTACGGGGCGCGGCGGCCTTTGCCGCCGGCCTGGCGGTTTTCGGTTGCAGCACCCGGTCGAGGCGCTCAATCTCTTTTCTCACGCCGGCCTGTGCATCGAGCTGCATCGCGCGGCGCAGGTGCTCCAGCGCGGCGGCATGCTCGCCGGTATCGCGCAGCACAAGGCCGGTGACTTTATGCAGCTTCGCGCGTACCTGGTCAGGCATATCCGCGGCCTGCGTGAGCGCCAGCGTATCGGTCAGAAGCGCAGTGCTGACCGTCTCGCCGGCGGCATGGGCACGCATCGCGGCGAGCGCCACCTCCTCGGTAAAGAGGTACGCGGGCGCGCGGCGGTGCTGTCCGGGCATGGTCAGGCCGTAGCGCAGGGCATAGCGGGCGATATCGAGCGCGCCGGCAATGTCGCCGGCATCGAGACGCCAGAGCATGACCGTCATCAGAATGTCGTCCTGCGCGCCTTTGCCCTGCTCAAGTACGCCGGTGACCCACGGCTGATAGAACGGCAGCAGCTCGCGCTTTTTCTCCGCCTTACGCTCGGTGGAATGGATTTGTTTAAGGGTGCGTTGGTCGGCGGCCAGCTTAACCAGCATCTGCTCGTAAGCAGTGGCATGGCGCAGCGGGCTGTCCTGCCGCTGCGCGGTTTCACTGGCCGAGACCCGCATCATGTGACGCTGTGCGGGACTCGTCATGGCTTAGCCTTCCTGCGCCGGGGTGGATGCTGCCGTGGTGAAGGTGCCGACCTTGATATGTTCCACCAGGCAACCGGCAGCGTAGTCTTCCACCACGTAATCGATATTCATCGACTCGTAGTTCTCCACGCGGTCGAGCTTCGCGTTTTCCTCGATGACGCGGCGGTGGCTCTCATCCATGAAATAGATAGAAAGGTTTTCAAGCGTGGTGATCATCAGCGCATCCGGCGGGAAATACGGCACGCGCACCGCCGGCAGGTTACCGATGCGTTTCTGGCTGACAATGACGTCAGCGGCCAGCAGGTCGCTGTTATCCTGCTGCCTGTTGACCAGCGGGAAGTATTTGTCGGCCAGCAACTGACGACCGCAGATAACCACCATATCCGGGTTTTCCTGGTGCCACGGCGCAATCATGGTGTTGGTCGCATCCATAACCAGCGCATCGAGGTTTTCATAGTCGCCGCCCTTGCCGACGCGGATCACATCAGACACAACCTCACCGCTTTCAGCCGTGACCTTACCCATCACGCGCGCCGGCGCCTGGTTGCGATATTTCTGAAGCCAGCCCACCGCCACATCCTGAAGCATCGGGTTTTCAGCGCGGTTAGACGTTGGCGCACGCTTCACGCCGTTAAAGCCGGCCATGATGAAGTCGAGCGCCTGGCGCTTGATGATGGCGTTGCGGATACGCAGCTGGAAATCCTGAAAACGCGCCCACAGGTCGAGGGTTTTGTAGCGCAGGTGAAAGTCGAAGTTAATCTGATCGCACTCGTACTTGTTGGACTCCAGCGCGGCGAAATCCCCGGTTTCGCGGGCATGGCCATTTGCGGTGTCTGCCGTGCTGGCGATGGAGCCGGTAACGCCGACGCCAATCTTTTCACCCTTGAGTTCGCTCACCGGCACGATGTTGATTTTCGTCAGAAACTCCGAGGATTCCTGCACGGTATCCATCAGGGTTTGCGTGACAGACGGCTGCACGCTGAATTTTTTCGACACGTCGCCGACGTCGATACCGTTCAGCTCGGCAATACGGGAGAGGTAGGCATTAAATTTAAAGCGGTTTTCCTGGCGCATGGTTTTTCCTGTTGTCAGGTGAATTTACGGGTGTGCGTGCCGGCGCGGCCGGTCAGCAGTTGGTCGACAGCGAATCGCCTTCGCCGCCGGTCGCCTGCGTGCGTCGGGGCTGCGTAAAGCTCTCGGTATTGTCGAGCGTGCTTTTCAGGTCGGTGAGCGCCTGGCTGGTCTGCGCGGTCTGGCTGGTCACGTCCTGCTTCAGCGCGCTGAAGGCATTTTCCATCGCCGCGAGGCGCTGTTCGGTGGCGCTCAGATTTTCCTGCACGTGCTCGCTGACGGCGGTCACCGCTTCATGCACGTCTTTAAAGCGCGCATCGTCGCTCGCCTGCTTGCGGCTGAAGATGGCTTTCACCTTGTCGGTCAGCGCCGTGAAAACCGTTTCGGGCTGGTCTTCAAATTCCAGCTCCGCCAGGGTGGCGGCGGAAAACACGTTTTCAGGGCTGGATTTACGACGTGCAAGCGGGCTTTTTTCGCTGCCGGCGCAGAACTGCAAATATTCGGTGCCGAGACTTGCCGGATCGTCAGTCACCGCCAGGCCGACCAGATAGCATTTACCGGTGTTGGCAAAGTTCGGCTGAATTTCCATTGAGGTGTAAACCTTCTGAAGCGCCTCATTCATGGCAATGAGTTCGTCAGAAGGGGAGATTTTCGCAAACAGCGCCCACTTGCCGTTAAGCGCGGAATCGTCATCAATCTTTTCGGCTTTCAGCTCGACCACATCGCCGTAGCGCTTAAACGGGCTGTCGGGTAACAGTCCTTTGATGTGTTCCAGGTTGATGCGGCAGCCATAAACGCGCGGATCAAAGCTCGCGGCCATTTCCTGAATATCGCCGGCGCTGATAACGCGACCGTCACAGGTATCGCCCTCGACGCCGATACGAAAGAATTTTGAGACTTTTTTTGCCATTGTCAGGAGTCCTGATAGTGGGGTTACGGGTTCGGGGTTAGTTTCCCGGCGCCGCGTTTCCTTCGCTATCAATCCCGGATGGATAAGCCTTCACACAACAGCGCCTTAGCGAATCGCAGGACACGCTTAAGTAGCCTTGCTGTGTACCACTTACGGCGAGGATTTCATGACCATCACCACCGACACCACGCTCTTAAACGACCCGCGACGACAGGCGGCGCTGCTGTACTGGCAGGGCTTTTCCGTGCCGCAAATCGCGGAGATGCTGAAAATCAAACGCCCCACCGTGCAGAGCTGGAAGCAGCGCGACGGATGGGATGAGACGGCGCCCATTCAGCGCGTCGAGAACACGCTTGAGGCGCGGCTGATTCAGCTTTATGCAAAGCCCGAGCTGACCGCGCACGACTTTAAGGTGGCGGATTTTCTCTCGCGTCAGATGGAGCGCCTCGCCAGGGTGAACCGCTACGGCCAGACCGGCAACGAGGCGGATTTAAATCCCAACGTGGCGAACCGCAATAAAGGCGACCGCCGCAAACCGAAAAAGAATTTCTTCAGCGAGGAGGCTATCGACAAGCTCAGGGAGATTTTTTTCGAGGAGTCTTTCGACTATCAGTTGCGCTGGCACAGGGCCGGGTTAGAGCACCGCATCCGCGACATTCTTAAATCGCGCCAGATTGGCGCCACGTTCTACTTTTCCCGCGAGGCGCTGCTGCGCGCGCTGGAAACCGGCCATAACCAGATATTTTTATCAGCCTCCAAAACGCAGGCGTATGTGTTTCGCGAGTACATCATCCAGTTTGCGCGCCGGGTGGATGTGGAGCTGTCAGGGGATCCGATTGTCATCGGCAACAACGGTGCAAAGCTGATCTTTCTCGGCACCAACTCCAACACCGCGCAGAGCCATAACGGCGACCTGTATGTCGATGAGATTTTCTGGATACCGAATTTCCAGCGGCTGCGTAAGGTTGCTTCGGGCATGGCGTCGCAGAAACACCTGCGCTCAACCTATTTCTCGACGCCCTCCACACTCGGGCATGGCGCGTTTCCTTTCTGGTCTGGTGAGCTGTTCAACAAGGGCCGCACCTCAGCAGCCGAGCGCGTGGATATCGATATCAGCCACGCGGCGCTCGCCGGCGGCATGCTGTGCGGGGATGGTCAGTGGCGCCAGATTGTCACCATCGAGGACGCGCTCGCCGGCGGCTGCGACCTGTTCGACCTGGACGCGCTGAAGCGTGAAAACAGCGCTGAGGATTTCCGCAATCTCTTCATGTGTGAGTTCGTCGACGACAAAGCTTCGGTGTTTCCGTTCGAGGAGCTGCAACGCTGCATGGTCGACAGCCTGGAGGAGTGGGAAGACTTCTCGCCCTTCGCGGCGCGCCCGTTCGGCTCGCGCCCGGTGTGGATTGGCTACGACCCGTCACATACCGGCGACTCCGCCGGCTGCGTGGTGCTGGCGCCGCCGGTTGTCTCGGGCGGCAAGTTCCGCATTCTGGAGCGCCACCAGTGGAAAGGTATGGACTTCGCCACCCAGGCGCAGGCCATCCGCGAGCTCACTGAAAAATATCAGGTCGAGTACATCGGCATTGATGCGACCGGCATCGGCCAAGGCGTGTTTCAGCTTGTTCGCGCCTTCTGGCCTGCCGCGCGCGAAATCCGCTACAGCCCGGAAGTCAAAACCGCAATGGTGCTGAAAGCAAAAGACACCATCAGCCGCGGCTGTCTGGAGTACGACGCCGGCGCCACGGATATCACGCAGTCCTTTATGGCTATCCGCAAGACCATGACCAGCAGCGGGCGCAGCGCCACCTATGAGGCGAGCCGCAGCGAGGAAGCGAGTCACGCGGATGTTGCGTGGGCCACCATGCACGCCCTCTTAAACGAGCCGCTGACCGCCGGGAGCGGCCAGGCATCATCCTCAATTCTGGAGTTTTACTGATGAGTAAACGCAAAAACCGCCAGCGCGATAACCGCGCGGCCCCGACCAACACCGGCGCGCAAAAAACGGAAGCCTTCACGTTTGGCGAGCCGACGCCGGTACTCGACCGCCGCGATATTCTCGATTATGTCGAGTGCATCAGTAACGGCAAATGGTACGAGCCGCCGGTCAGCTTCGCCGGCCTGGCAAAAAGCCTGCGCGCCGCCGTGCATCACAGCTCGCCGATTTATGTGAAGCGCAATATTCTGGCAAGCACGTTTATTCCGCACCCGCTGTTGTCACAGCAGGATTTCAGCCGCTTCGTGCTGGATTTTCTGGTGTTCGGTAATGCCTTTCTGGAAGCACGTAAAAGCGTGACCGGCAAAGTTATCAGGCTGGATGCCTCACCGGCCAAATACACGCGGCGCGGCGTGGAGGAGGATGTTTACTGGTGGGCACCGGGCTTTTCACTACCGCAGCAGTTTGAACCGGGCTCGGTGTTTCACCTGCTGGAGCCGGATATTAACCAGGAGCTTTACGGGATGCCGGAATATCTCAGCGCGCTTAACTCGGCATGGCTGAACGAATCCGCGACGCTGTTTCGCCGCAAGTATTACCAGAACGGCGCGCACGCGGGGTACATCATGTACGTGACCGACGCGGCGCAAAGCAGCACCGATGTTGAGGCGATGCGCGATGCGATGCGCAGCTCGAAAGGGCTCGGCAATTTTAAGAACCTGTTTTTCTACGCGCCGAACGGAAAGCCCGACGGGATTAAAATCGTGCCGTTAAGCGAGGTTGCCACCAAAGACGACTTTTTTAATATTAAAAAGGTGAGCGCATCCGACATGCTCGATGCGCATCGCACCCCGTTTCAGCTCATGGGCGGCAAGCCTGAAAACGTCGGCAGCATGGGCGATATTGAGAAGGTGGCAAAGGTGTTTGTGCGTAACGAGCTTATTCCGTTGCAGGACCGGATCAGGGAAGTGAATGACTGGGCAGGAATGGAAGTGATCCGATTTAAAGCGTACTCGCTGGACGGGAGCAACGATTAA